ATAACATGGGTTTTTTTGACAAACTTGGCGATAGTTTTGTAAACGGTATTGATCGTGCGGTTGATACTGAATTTTCAGATGTGCCACGACTCCAGGACGATCGACAATTTGAAACGCGCGACAGTGGAACCGCTACGGTTCCGGCGGGTTCATCAAGTCAGGATTTTATCGCTAAAAATAAAAACATGCTTTTAATCGGTGCGGGTGTATTGCTGGTTGCTGGCGCGTTTATTCTTAAACGAAAATAAAAAGGTTTCGATATGGGTTTACCAGCATTAGCAGAGGCGCAGGGTTTTGAATCACCTTCGATTCCATCAGTTCCGGGCCTCGATAGTATACCGGGTTTAGGTGGGGGTGGTCTTGCTGATAGCTCTACAACTTCTAGCGCGGCAGAAGTAAACACAGGCGCAAAAGGTGGAACGTTTTTGAATTTTGGAACTAGTACGCAAAGCGCATCAAATAACACAATGTTATATATATTCGCTGGACTTGCGGCTCTTTTTATTTTAAAGAAAAAATAAGGCAATTTAAAATGGCTTTTAATCGGTCGGAAACAGTAATAAATACAAGCGAAGTAAATGACAATACAACACTGGGTGCAGATAACAATTCTTTTATTACGCGTGAGGGTGATATTAGCATCGTTAAGCAGTCCGATGGCGCGGATTTTGTACCGGGTGATATTATTCAGTCTGCCAATAAAGGCAACAAAGACAGCCAGGTCACAAATACTAAATATTATTTAATGGTTATCGGTGCATTAATTGCAGGCGTGGTAATTGCTAAAAAGGTTTTATAATGGGTCTCGGTTCAAAGAAAAGCACAACGATATCAAATCAGGAATTTAACGATAATACGTCACTGGTGGCAAGTGATGGGTCGTTTGCTACTAAAGAGGGTGATATAAATTCAAGCTCCGAAGATAATTCCAGCATTATATATACGGATCTTGGTGCAATCGAGGCCGGTACAGGCATTGCAAATAATGCTATTAATTTATTGGGTGTGGGTGTTGATTCATTGTCTAACGGGTTGGATTTCATAAATAGCAGCGCGTCGAATTTATTTAATGATGTTGGAAATAGTTTTAGTGATATTTCAAATAATTTCGGTGATGTATCAAACAGTTTTGATAATTTAACAAGCTCAAACAAAGAAAACGTAAATACATTTATTTCAGGTTCAAATAGAAACAGTGAAATATTTGTAAATGAATCAAGTGATTTAGCGGGCGATTTTGTAAGCAGTTCGAATGATTTAACAGGTAATTTTTTAAACACTTCACTCGAAATTGTAAATGACATAGTGAGTCAGGTTTTTACATTCGGCGAAACTATAAATGAATCAAATCAAGCGTTGGCAAATGAATCTTTTAATCTGGCTGGTTCTAGTACATTAGGGGCCGGGTTCAGTACGGCGGACAATGCAAAAACGACAAGTAAAACATTAATATACGGCGCTGCAATAATGGCGGTTTCTTTCGTACTAATCAGGAAGTTTAAAAAGTGAGTAGTTTAAATTATAGTTTTACAGCCGGTGAAACAAAGTCCTACGGTTCAGGTAAGTTTTTTAAAATTGTTTCCGCGATTAATTCAGTAGAGGTAAAATTTTTCAGCAATAATGGCAGTGAAATCGGAAAGGCCACCTTTACACAGGGCGATTCAGTAAATATTGAAAAAGGTTTTGCAAGTGTAGAAGTAACAAGCGCAACGGCGCAAACGGTTGAAGTGATTACACTGGAATTTATTTTAAGTTCATCTAATGTGGTCGGCGATGTTAACAGTGTAATTACAAATGATTATAGAGATTCAAATTCGATCAGCGGAAATTCGTATTTTGCGTTTATGTTGTTGAATGGTGTTACTAACAATTTCTCGGCTGGTGCTGGTGGTTTCGCTGCATGTCAATTGTGGAACCCTGCTGCATCAGGAAAGACTTTATTAGTAAAGTCATTAAGGCATAGCTGCAATGTTTTTTATACTGATGGTGGGCTTGCTCTATTAGACTATGTTACATTTCACACATCGTTAATAAATACGGATTTGACAGAAGTCAATGCCATACCTTTGGCGTTATCTACACAAAAAAATCCACTCGGGCCAGCAAGTGTGGCATTGCTTCGCGGAACTTGTAACGCGGTGAGAACATATAATTCAGTTCCCAAAGTAAATTCTGGAACGTGTGAAACGGTCGTGCCCGGAATATTTAGAAAACGAGTTAGTGACAGGTTATATCAGGGTGGCGTTATTGTCCCGCCGGGTTATGGGTTAGTGACCGAAAATACAGGTAACGTAGATAACAGATCTGGAACACTTGCAACAGTTGTCGAGTATGAGGAATATTAAATTACTATCAATTGCGGGTATATTTTTTGCTGCATATTTTTATAGTAAAAATATTTATAGTAAAAATATTTCAATAAAAAAAACATCTGAAAACGGAATTGATTTTATTAAGCGGCATGAAGGCTGGAGGGCTCAACTGTATTTAGACGCAGCTGGGCTTGCAACCATAGGCTACGGTCACTTAATAAAACAAGGTGAGGACTATTTTTTAATTGACAAATCAGAAGGAGAGCGAATTTTAAAAGCAGATTTAAAAATTGCAGAAAGTGCGGTTAATGAATTTGTAAAAGTAGACTTAACCCAGGGCATGTTTGATTCACTGGTGTCATTCGTTTTTAATTTGGGTGTCGGTGCGTTCAAAAGATCAACACTTTTAAACGTTTTAAATGCGGGTGATTATGAAAGTGCAAGCAATGAATTATTGCGCTGGAATAGAGCTGGCGGGGAAGTACATCAGGGTCTTGTCAATCGAAGGCAGGCAGAACGAAACTTATTTTTGGCTTAACTATGTTATTACCTAAACCAGATCAAATTAAATCAGTCGTGATGCTGGCAACCATTGCCGGGGTTGCCTATGTTGCATATAAAACATATACAGCAGGAGCTCAGGCGATAGAAACGGCGGGCGATGTTTTAAGCACCGATTTAAACCCAGCCAGCAATCAAAATTTTGTATATCAAAACTTAACCCCGGAGAGTGTAAAAAATGGTTTATTTGATCCGGTTTTTTCAGCATTAGGATTATAAAAATATTATGATAAGCGCACGAGCAATTATAAATGGTATTCGCGGGGTTAGCGGTTCGGAGGTTGGGAGAGAGGTCGCGCTTGCATTTATTGCGGGCCTTGTTTCTTGGTATGTTACAGAAAAATTAACAGACTGGAAAAATAAAAAAAATGGGTGATTCTCTTCAAGTATTACAGACAGTGGGGCCGGTATTGATCGGTGTTTGGGGAATTATCAAATGGTTTGCAAACGATATAAAACAGGACATAAGGGAAGTGAGAAACACGGCAAAGGATGCGCATAAACGGATAGACAACCATTTAGAGGCGCATGACTAATTATTGAATGATAACGCTATTTCCTGAGCCGTTATCGTTATCAATAAAGAGATCATTACCCAGTGATGCAAACAGGGTGTTATCGTTTCCATTAACTGTAATCAAGGTTATCTCTGCGCCAGTTTCAAAATTTATAATACTGTTTGAGCCCTCAATAATTAACTCATCTAATATGGTACCGGTTTGAATGGTTACTGTAGCATTGCTTTCACCTAAAGACTTTTCACAGGCCGGGCCGTTGATTTCTATTGTGCCGGTCACAATGACAGTGCAGTTTTTATCTATGATTGTGTCGGTTGTCGTATCGCTCGAACCGCAAGCCGAAATCAATATACTGGTGAGTGTTGAAATAATAAATTTACGCATTTTTTAACTCCATTTTTTTATAAATATTTTTATAGGTGGTTTTAAGTGGGTAGACATTTTTAGGTACAAGCCGCCGGTGATCGACATTCATTAAATTTGTTCTGATTAACGTATTCTCCTGTATAAGATCATTGACTTTTAACGTTAACGATCGGTTTTGCTCATAAAGCATTGACCAGTTATTAATTTGACCGGGTGAAATTGCAAAGTTTTTACAGGCCGGGCTTGAGTGATTGATTAATCCTTTGCTGTGCGGGTGAATGTGCCAACCACTCCAGGCATCCGAAAGTAAATAACCAGCGGCACAATAAGCGACTAAATATAACCATTTTGGGGCTTTGTTTTCATTGCAATAACGTTGAATTGAACGGGTTGAACTGCCTGTAATCTGGGCAAGTTCAGCCCGTGTAATACCGATATGAAACAGAAATTCATTAAAATTGCGGTATTCAAAGCCAATATTCTGCGGCGAAAGTAAGTTTTTTTGAAAAAAATTCATGATAATAATTCCCTATATTTTTATTATTATTCGTTGCTTTATTTGGGTTTTATCATTTATATAAAACATATAATTTAATGGGGTTTTTAGTAAAAGTATATAACTCGAACGAATTATATGATTTAACCACGTTCTACGGCGGCGGCGTATCTGGTTGGTTATGCGCATAATGTATATTATTGTCAAATCGGACATTTTGACCGATTGATTAACGTTAGCATTTGCAGGGTTTGGAAAAAAAGAACCAAAACAGAGACATACACACAAAGCGCCGGCGGCTAATTTCTTAGCTAACTCATGAAAAGTATCAGAAATGGCTGGACAATTTGACCGCTTAGCGTGCATTTCCAGAGAAGTAACACCAGTGGGCAATTTTAACAAGTTATCTATAGTCGCGGCGACATCATCCTGAACAGTTGCCGTGCCATTTCGCCAGCTAGATACGCGAGACCTTGAAACGTTAAGTTTTTGGGAAAGTTTATAGTCTGATTCTATATCGTAGCGGCTTTTCAATTCATCCAGAATTACATTTATATCGTTAAATGTTTGCATTGTATATCCATCCTTTTTTTTATCTGATACCCGTGAGTATAGCCCTTTGTCAAACGCATTTGAATAGTCCGATACGTTTGACACGTCAAATTAATTTGACTAGTCTTTTACCCAGTCCAAAGGATTTGGGCTTTCAATCTTAGGTGGTTGAAATCTGATAGGGGGCCAATCCCAGCGCGGACAACTGGCCCCCGCTTTCAGATTATCAAATTAACTTTTATCAGAGAGTAAATTTTATGGCTAATCAAACAAGTGTAAATGTCACGGGTGAAGAAAGAAGCGCAATTTTAATGTCTCTTAAATATCGAATGAATTTTTTATTTGATTTTATTAAGGATATTACAGATGAAGATGTTAAATGTATTTTTGAATCAGAGTTAAAAGCGGTTGAATCTTCTTATACAAAAATTATTAATCAACGTGCGGGTGGTTAATGATGTCTGAAATGTTAACCCAACTAAAAAAAATAATTAATTCAGAAACTATTCCACAAGAGCAAATGCGAATAAAATATTCTTGCATGAAAAAGAGGTCTCAACATTTAACCCATGAATTAATTTTAAAAAATCCGCAAAAATTAAATGGTCAAGGTTGCGCATATATTGGCGGCTTTCCGGTTTGAACAAAAACCGAGATTTTGTAAAACATCATTTAAAAAACGCCCGCATTCCGCAGGCGATAAAAAATTCCGTATACAAAAAATATTACAACTCAACATCGAGCCGAACTGATATACATTCAAAAATAAATAAAGCGATAGAATTATCTGAACCACTTTTGCAAGCCTGCTATATGCCGACAACCAGAGAGGAGTTATTAGATATTTATTCAAAGCGGCAAAGTAAAGAAATAGAACAGCGGAGCGAATGGGGTGATACAGGTTGTGCGGCGGTGGTTAATTATTTAAAGCTGAAAGGATTAAAAGATATATTCCCAATGAGGGCGGCGGAAAATGAAGCCATTCTAAACGATGGTTTTATTTATACCGATGGCCCAACTGTAAAACGTCTTGTTTCTGATCGTTGGTTGCTTCGACAAATGCGAAAAAAATCATTCCGTGAAGTTGAACAAATCGCATTAAATTACGGTTTAGTTTCCGGTCATGGTCAACGCTATATTTCAAATGCAGTTTTAAATGCAGTCGAAACACGCAAGCAAAAAAACAATGAGTTATTAAAAGCTATCACGGCAATAAATGAGGAAGGTCAGGAGTATACACTTGCTGAACTTTCTGAATTATCAGTATCGAATCCAGCCGTAAGAAATACAGAATTGATGGTGCGAATGCGCGGCAATGATGAATATGCAATTAAAAATAATCATCCGGCGGACATGTGGACATTAACGGCGCCCTCAAAATATCACCCCTCAAGCAGTAAATGGTCTGGTGTATCACCCAGGGAAACACAAAAATATTTATCGAATGTTTGGGCAAAATTTCGCGCATCAGCAAAGCGGGCCGGTTTTAATATTTACGGGTTCCGGGTTGCTGAGCCGCATAAAGACGCATGTCCACATTGGCACATTTTAATATTTTTTGAAAATGAACAGGCCCGCGAGTTTTGCCGGGAAAAAATGAATGATTACGCACTGGCGGAAGATGGCACAGAAGCCGGGGCGGAAAATCACCGTTTTGATGTTGAGGCAATCGACAGGGCCAGAGGTTCGGCTGTGGGGTATATCGCAAAGTACATCACAAAAAATATTGATGGTGCAAATATCAATGACATTGATGGTCGCGACCCGTTACATGCTGCAAAACGGGTGAATGCGTGGGCCAGTGTTTGGGGCATTCGCCAGTTTCAGGCATTCGGCAATCCATCTGTCACAACGTGGCGTGAATTAAGGCGTTTAGAGGGTGAGGAGTCCGGGGCACTGGAAAAGTGCCGGGAGGCGGCTGATTCTGGCGATTGGTGCGCGTATTTCGAGGCGCAAGGCGGGCATACCGTTTTATATAAAGATCAGCCCGTTAAGCCGGCTTACTGGCATAAGTTAGATAGTCGCATTGAAGATGTAAAAAACAACGAATACGGGGAGCCTGTAGCGGCCTGCGTGTTCGGTTTGGTGTGTGAGGGTGTTTATACCTTAACGCGCTTCCATAGCTGGACTATCACAGACCAGCCGGAAAAATTGAGGGGTGACGATGTTGTTACCCCTTGGACTTGTGTGAATAACTGTACGGAGCAAAAATATAATGAGCATGAAAAAAAAGCTTTTACTGGTGAGATTAACGATAGCCAGACTGGAAACAGCACCAATTTTGACAAAGGGGGCGGTCGCTGAGGAAGCCTTGGGGCAAAGTATGGATTTAATGGAGTCGGTTATCGAGCAGATAGATTTAATTGGTGAGTCATATAACGGTTTATTGGCGTATATCAATCAAATATCTGGTGATCAGATGGCCGTTGATGAACTAAACGAAAAAATGAAAATAGGGGGCTTTGGGTTGTATGGCAAATGAATCACTAGCGGCTATCAATTGCACACTGCAAATAAACGGGTATGTGCGAATGAAGCAAAAAGGCGGGGCTTATAAATATTATCTGTATACGGAAAAATACGGGCCTCAGTTCTTCAACACGTCCGAAGGTCAGGCGTTTTTAATTAAACATATGACAGAAAAAGAAACCCAGGGCGATAAAGTGCTGCAGGAACCGGAAAAAGAAACCCAGGGCGATAAAGTGCAGGATTCGGATATCTTGGAAAATAAAAAATCCAGCGTTTTTGATTGGTAAGGTGAAATTATGAATACTGAAAATGATGATAAGCCGGAAAAGCCGGTAGAAATTAAAAATGATGTGCCATTGTCCGGCGAATATTTGCAAATGGCAAATGAGGCGAAAAGCGAAGCGCCGTCAGATGATGAAAAGCAGAAAAAGGAAGTTCCAACCAGTGAATTAATAGCGCCCATAGTTGCCATGTGTGCAGGTGTATTGGTGCCCAACTGGAATCTACAAAATGAAGAAATTCAGGGGCTATCTGAATCATACGGGCTAGTTATCGATAAATATTTTCCTTCTGCGGCAACCAGTTTAGGGGTTGAATTAAACGCGCTACTAATGACAGCGGCAATTGTTTTGCCTCGTATGGGCACGCCACGTAAAAAATCGGATCCAGACAAAAAAACGGAAAATAACACACCTGAAAAACAAGAAACAGGCGGTAAATAATGGCGTATATAGTCAAAGACGGTAAATTATATTTAGTCACCGGATCTACCCGTTCAGGGAAAACGCACTGGACAATGCAGAAACTCAAAAAATATAAGCGGGTAGTGGTCTGGGATATTAAACACGATCCGCGAGAATTTAAAGGTTATGTGCGCTGTACAAATAAAGTTGATTTTGTAAAGTTTCTCTTTCAATCCAGAAAAAGTGATTTAAAAATAACCTTTTCAGGCAAGGCGTCAGATTTTGCATTTTTTTGTCGTGCTGTTTACAAGTGGGCAAATGATAAGGCGTGTGCCATTGTGGCCGATGAATTGTCAGATGTAACCACAATCAGCAAAGCCCCGGAACACTGGGGGCATATTATCCGCAAGGTATTATGCACCGGGTCGGATGTCTATGCGATTACTCAGCGACCCGCTGAAATTGATAAAACCACAGTGGGCAATGCTTCAATATTTCATGTTCACAGAATGAGCCGGGCAAAAGATCGAAAATATATCAGTGATGAAATGGACATTGATGTTGGCCAGGTCAATCAGTTAGGTGATCGTGATTACATCGAAAAAAATAATATTACCCAACAAGTGACCACATATAAGTACAAATAACGGTCATAACGGCCGTTTTTTTTGGCTGAAAAAAACTATTTTCCGTATACGCAAATATAAAATTAATTTTAATTGATTTATCCGCCGTTCAGGGCGGAGGGAATCACTAAAAAAGGGCTTATTTTCCGTATACGGGAATTATTAAAAAAAGGCAAAAAATAGTTTTACTATAAGAAAAAGTGCGCTATTAATTCACTATTGAAAAAGACAATAAAATTAACTTAAATAAAAGGCGTAGATTATGAAAGGCAACATGAAAAAAATATTAATGATGGCAGTAATCGCAGTTACAGCTATCGCAGTTGTAAACCGTATCCCAAAAGGAAAACGTTTAATTAACGGGTAACGGAAAATTTAACCGCCCACCGTCGAGAGACAGGGGGCAATTTTTTTTATTCAATGTCGGGAGACATAGAACAATGTCAAAACTTATTAAATTGCCACCGTGTCAGAACGTAGGCGCAAATCAAACAGCCGTACTTCCACAAGTGCCCCATGGCATGACTTACGATTCCATAATTCTTGAATTAGGCGGAACCACTTTTACAAAAGCAATGATTACCAATATTCGTAACCGAATCAATGGAAAAACTTTTGTTGATGTTACTGGTTCACATCTGGATACAGAAAACCAGTATAAAAAACGCACTGCAAATGCCGCATATATTGCATTGCATTATAACGATCCGAATGCTCGCACCATTAACGGCGAACAGATCGGAGCCGTTGACACAAGTGTTGGTGTTGATACGTTTGATTTTGAGTTTGAAATCGGCGCGGCAACCGCACCCACATTGCAGGCATTCGCCGTTGTGAGTCCACCAAAGCCGGTTATTATTAACGGCCAGCAAAACACAAACAAACGCACCATTTCTGCAATACTGAAAAAAGTGCATTCGTTAGCGGGTGCGGCAGATCACTCAGTCACAATTCCAATGGGTTCAAAATTGGGTGGCGCAATTAAGCGTGTTCACTTCCATCATGGCGGTAATGTTTCAGCCATTGAAGTGCGAAAAGACGGAACCTATTTACAGGAAACCGGAACTAATGCACTGGTTCAATTTATGCAGGATGAACTTAACCGAACATCGCAAGCGAACCATGAAGCGTATGATCCGTGTTTTACTGATAATCAATCGGATGCTATCGCAACATTGCGCAATGATGGTTCTCCTGCTTCGTTTGAATTTACAGTGACAACAAGCGCGGGTGATACCGTGACAAGTTACACTGAAATTTATTCAACTATCCCTCGTCTATAAAATAGACTCATAAATTAAATGGCGCGAATTATTTCGCGCCATTAATGGAGAAAATAACATGGGTTTTTTTGACAAACTTGGCGATAGTTTTGTAAACGGTATTGATCGTGCGGTTGATACTGAATTTTCAGATGTGCCACGACTCCAGGACGATCGACAATTTGAAACGCGCGACAGTGG